AGGTTAGTACCTTGTTTGCTAGTAACCACCAAGGGAATAACAAATGGATAACCATGTACTGGCAACACGCGCACGACGCTACCCATAAGATTTACATTGTTACCCAGTTTGTTATTTCCGCTAACAACTACTTACAGTTTAGCGACAATATGGTGATGCAGAGTGGGGATTCTATATTCGTTATGACAGAAGCTGCCTCAGATATGAGTGCTATGGCTACGTTTGACCTCAGAAAAGAAGCACAAACTGTAGCATTTGATGGCGAATAAGCTTGACAAATTGAGAAATCTGTGGTATAATACCAACAAAGGAAGAAACAAATGACATATTTAGAACTTGTCAATAAGGTCTTACGTCGATTGCGTGAGTCAGAAGCAGGGACTGTGCAGGGTGTAGGTGATGTTAACAGCTATCCTCGCCTGATTGGAGACTTTGTTAATGAAGCAAAGAGTCAGGTCGAAGCTGCGTGGGACTGGAGTGCTCTTCGGTCTACCTTGACTTTGAACACTCAAGCCGATGTCTTTAACTACGAGTTGAACGGTGCAAAGAATAACTTCAAGGTGTTAGATGTCTGGAATGACACTAAGGACATTGAGTTACAGTACCAGACTAGCTCTTGGTTTAACAAGGCATTTATAGGTAGTGATGCCCCAAGAGGCTGTCCCTACTACTACAACTTTAACGGTGTCAGTGTAGACCGAGATACTCAAGTAGACTTATACCCAATCCCTGATGGGGCTTATGCCTTACGGTTTAACGTCTTGTTACGCAACCAAGAGTTGACAGCGGATGCAGATACTGTTGTGCTCCCTACCCGTCCTATCATCCTGTTTGCTACGGCGATGGCGATTGAGGAACGTGGTGAAGACGGTGGTCAACAGAGTATTAACGCCTATGGTGCTGCTCAGTCGGCCTTGGCAGATGAGATTGCAATGGATGCTGCTCGTCACCCAGAGGATACTATTTGGTATAGCGTATGAAACAATTACAAACACTCTCAGTAGTCTCTCCCGGCTTCTTCGGTTTAAACACCCAAGAGAGTGTTATCACCTTATCTCCTAACTACGCGCAAGAAACTAACAACGTGGTCATTGATAAATATGGTCGGTTAGGTTCTCGTAAGGGTTGGCAGATGCGTACATTAAACGGTGATACTCAGCTTGCAGGTAACCCCGTAGAGTTCTTGATGGAGCATATTAACGGTGATAACACTGCTGTTACTATCTCTGGTGGTAATAGTAAGTTGCTCCTCAACGGTTCTAATGTTGACAACTTTGTAGAGATAACACCTGTTGGTTACACGATTACAAAGAATAACTGGAAGGGTGCTTCTCTTTATGACCACGCTCTAATTGTTCAAGAGGGACAAGCTCCTATCGTCTACTGTGAGAATGAGTTACCAGTGACGCAGACTCTTAATGATCTCACAGGGGTTACTCAGTCTTTCGGTACTAGCCACCCAAAGGACGTACTTGCTGCCTACGGTCGGTTCTGGGTACATGATGGCAACTTTGTCTACTGGTCAACGGACATAGCAGACTCAGCTTTCCCAGCCTTTGCAGGAGGCACTAGCGGCTTTTTAAACATATCCGCTGTCCTACCTAACAACGTAGACACTATCGTTGCCCTAGGCTCTTACAATGGCTTCTTGGTTATCTTCTGTGAGCGTAACATTGTTATCTACAGAGGCCCAGAGAACCCACTAGGAGACTTCTCGCTTCAAGATGTTATCGCAGGAGTTGGTTGCGTTGCTCGTGATAGTGTGCAGGGTACAGGCAATGACTTGATCTTCCTCTCTGATACGGGTATTCGTTCTTTGGGTCGCTTGATTCAAGAGAAGTCTGTCCCGCTACGGGATTTAACAGCTAATGTCCGTGATGACTTGTTGGCTGATATAACGATAGAACGCTTTAACACATTGATTAGAGATAGCGCTTCTGACCTACGAAATGTAAAGTCAGTGTACTCTGAGCTAAATGCTTTCTACCTGCTCTCCTTGCCTTCTATAGAAAAGGTATATTGCCTAGATATGCGTAAGCCTTTAGAGACAGGGGCTGCTCGTGTTACTACTTGGAAAGAGTATGAGGCAAGAGCCTTTACCCGCACCCGTGGTCGTGAGTTGTTAATGGGTAAGCCTGATGGTATCGGTGTTTATAACACATACACAGATAACGGTTCAGCCTATCAGCTTAAATATGCCTCTCACTATTTGGACTTAGGGATGCCTACTACCAATAAGATGCTGAAGCAGATTAACGCTACGGTTATCGGTGGTACTAACCAAACCTTTGTTATCAAGACCAGCTTTGATTACCAAGATAGCCCTCGTTCTTACCCCTTCACTATTATAACTGGAGAGGTTTTTGAGTATGGGCTTGCTGAGTATAACATTGCTGAGTACACATTTGGTGTTGTTCTCGAAGCAGTTAAGAGCAGTGCTGGCGGTAGTGGTAACGTAGTTCAAATCGGCTTTGAGGCTGAAGTAAATGGTAATGAACTGTCAGTACAAAAGATTGACATGTTTGCTAAAACAGGAAGGATAAGTTAATGGCAAATTATTTAAAGGTTACAAACTTTGCGGTTAAGGATGGTTTAACCACAGGTGACCCAAACAAGATTGTTAAGGGTGCGGAGATTAACTTCGAGTTTGACGCTATTCAAACATCAATTAACGGTAAGGCTGACTTAGAAAGCCCTGTCTTTACTGGCGCACCGAAAGCACCTACGGCTCCTTTGGGGACAGAGACTACACAACTAGCTAGTACCCTGTTTGTTAAGAATGCCATTGATGCTATTCCAGCGGGGACTACTGTAGGAACCCTTGGGACACAAGATAAAGATGCTGTAGACATTACAGGGGGGACAGTATCAGGGTTAACACAACTTGCGATAGATGCTTCTGCTAGGTCAGCAACACAAACAAGTTTAGATGTGCCCTCTAGGACAGGTGTTGGTGCTTCAGGTACTTGGAATATTGATATATCAGGAAGCGCTAGTATATCAACCGCTGATGTCAATGCCGCAATCGCTGGTAGTACTGCCGGACAAGTAGGGACTTATGCTTTTCTGAAGCTAACTAACACTTCTGATAACGGGACGGTAGTCGATTATACCGTAGCGGGTTCTGCCTTATCTTGGGTAGGTGTCTCAGAAGGGGGTGGGCTTGCTGTCGTCTCCGGCGGCGTCATCACAGGGTATACTACGATATCAGGAACGTGGAGAGCTATGGGGTGGGGACGGCTACCCTTGGGTGCGGGTGCGGGGAATTCAGCTACTCTTTATCTTAGAATTTCTTAAAGGTTAATATGGCAAACATTACTTCACTAAAAAACCCTGTATGGGTTAATGACGAACAAATTAATTGTATCATCACTCTTGACGTGTTCGGAGATGAACAACTTCCGTTCACTGCCTCTTCTAATGATGTAGAAGAACATGGGCGCATCATCTTCCAAGAGTTGGTTGATGGTCGATATGGGCCTATTGCGCCTAAAGGAGAATAAGAATGGATCCGATGACGATGGCAGCTATTGCCCAAGTAGGCGGTGGTTTATTAGGGGGCTTCGGCGCTAAGAGTGGTGGTGGTGATATTTCTGCTGCGGCTGCTAGGGCTGCTGAGATGGCAAAGTTTGATCCTTATGGTGTTACAACAGGTAATGCTAGGGCTATCTTTGATACTAAGAATAAGACAGCTACCTATGAGTTAACCCCTGAGATGCAAGCTCGACGGGATCAACTGTACGGGTTAAGCGATGAGCAGTTAGCGGGGATTAACCTAGACACCACTCAGAACGCTCAAGATTATTATAACCAACAACAAGGCTTGATGGCTGGTGGTCGTGGTGCAGAAGACATAGCCCTTCGACAGCAACAGCTAAACAGGGGTCGTATTGGTCTAGGTTTGTCAGGGGCAGCTATGGGTGCTGGGGCTGGTACGGGGTATGTTAACCCTGAGCAATACCAACGTGACTTAGCTCGTGCTCAAGAGGATGCTCAGTTAAGTGCATTGTCAAGTGATAGAGCAAGGGCAATACTAGACCAAGACATCGCCCGTGGTCAAGGGTTGTTTAACTTTGGACAGGGTATTGAACAACTAGGTATTGACACAATGAACACAGGTGCTAACTACGGTAAAGCCTCTGCTCAGGCTGGCGCTCAGGCTGGTAATTTACTGTTAGATGGTCAAAGAGCTGCTAGTGAGTATAACTTAGCTGGTGATGTGAACTTTGGTAGGATGCTCCAAGGCTTTGGTCAAGGGATACAGGGGAACAACCAGAGTGGGATGACACCTTTTAACCTTACTTTTGATGGGGGTTCAAACAGCTACGGAGACACAGGTAGCATATGGGGCAACCCAATTTTCTCACCTTAACAGAGGAATAGATAATGGCTAGTGAAATTTTAAGTTTATTTGGAAAGACTCCCGCTCAAATACGGCAGGAGCAATTTAACAGTATGATGGTTTCTCCTGCTCAGATGGGGAGCCAAGGGTTACTTCAACAAGTAGCTTCAATGGGTGGGAATGCTGGCGTAGCGGTTGGTAACTTGGCTGGTCGTATGATGGGTGGCATGGCTCCGGGCGAACGTGAAGCAATGGTTATGCAAGACGTGATGCAACAAGTGGGGCAAGACCCTAACATGACACAGGCTGAGCGTTTGCGTAAGATGGCTGAGATTGTATCACAACAACCGGGCATGGGGGATCAAGCCTTGAAGTTGCAAGCGGCAGCTAACCAGATGGAAACCCAGCAGATGACGCTTGACGAGGCTAAGTTCAAACAGGCTAATAGGTTTAAAGACAGGAAAGAAACAAGAATGGTTTCTGATGGGTTAGGTGGTGTTGTACCTAAACAATTCTACTGGACTGAGAAGTATAATGAGAAAACAGGTAAGTGGGAGAAGGTGACTGCCCCTTCTGATACACCTCCTCCTGCTACTGGTGGTGGTGGTGGTGGTAACCTATCTGCTCAAGAACAAGCTAAAGCAGCGTTAAATAAACTTAATGCTACCCCAAGCGATACCCCTGCTGATAACACATTAGGAGGTGTGATTGATGCTGCACAAACCAAGGCTGACATGGCTCCTCTTAACCGGGAAGCAGACATAGAACGTGCTGGTTACAACAGTGCAGCAGAACAGGTTGCTCAACAAGATCAAAGAATAAAAAAGATGTCTGATGTTGAAAGACTTACCCCTACTCTTATTGGTATGATAGAGGCAAGTGATGCTCGCAGGATATTCAGAGACCACTTTGAATTCCTCAGTGACGAGCAAAAAAGAGAACTACGGAAACGTATAGCAAAGGGTGACACTAGACCTCCTCGTCGCCCACCTGCTGCCCCCGGTGATTTAAGTGGTTCGCGGTTGTTATAAAGAAAGTTAATATGGCAGAAATAGACTACTCACTAATCCCTAAGAAAGACTTAGAAATCTTAGCAACAGGTACGTTCGAAGGTGTGTCTAGAGAAACACTTCAGTACATGTCCGGCGAGGGAGGTAGTTCTTGGGATGCTTTTTCTTCCAACGCTGAGCGGGGGTTAACCTCTTCCTTGCGTGGGTTAGGTATCCTACAGCCGGATGAGGCAGCAGACTTACAATCAGAGCAAGAGAGTCGTATGCTTCTGGAGACTAACCCCTTCGCTGGTTGGTCTGGTTTGTTAATAGGCTCTGCCCTTGACCCTGTAACCCTCCCTGCGGCTATCCTGAAGCCTTTAGCCATTGGTGGTAGGATAGCTACAGGTGCGTTGCGTGGCTCCGCTGGTGGTGCGTTTGGTGGCCTTGTTGACCCTGTGTATGAAAACATGGGCGATAGTCGTGCCCTTAACGTAACTGGTGGTGCTGTCCTCGGTGGTGCTCTTGGTGGCTTGGTTGGTAGGTTGTTTGGCAAGGCAGCGCCCAAGGCTGAGGTAGATGGTAAGGTGGGGTCAGAGGCTGAGGCAGATGCTGCTAAGATTTTAGAGGCAGAAGACCCAGCTAAGGCTATTGACGAAGTAGCGGCTAAGGCTGAAGAACCTGCTATCCCTGAGAATGCTGTGTTTAACAGAGAGTTAGGTATCTTTGAGACGTTTGCTGAGGAGACACCAACTATTGACCTTAACATGCCACGTCAACTGGCGGGGGCTAAGCCTAGGTTTAACAAGTTTACCACAGGCTTTGATAATGATATTGACAAGGCTCTTTACATCGTAGGCAACAGTACCTCCAAGAGTGCTCAGCATGACGCATACGTTGACTGGTTAAAAGGGGTAACGGGGCTGGATGATGCTGGTGTTATAGCAGTAGCTCGAAGCGCTCGTGCAGAACTGGTTAAATCCTTTGGACGCACAACCCCTGATGCTAAGGGTAATTTGCTTGCTGAGCCTAGTACTTTCTCTCAGGACATTAAGCAAAAACTAACAGCACCACGCCAAGTAGCTACCCCTGTTAAGCCGACTGTCACAGTCAAGGATGGCTTGGACGATAAGGATTTAGCCCTGCTTGAGAAAGCTGGTGTTAAGGTTATCGTCGGTCGCAATGGTAACTTGATTGTTCAGGACACTTTTGCCTCTAATAAGGTGATGACAAACGGTGAGTTTTTGCGCCGTATGGAAGCTGCTGGTATTGGTATTGACCTACCTGCATTCCGTAAGCGTACAAAGGCTGAGGTTGAGGCTAACAAGGCCGCTGAGCGTGAGCAGATGATGTCTCCTGAGTTTTGGACTCGTCAAGGGCCACCATCAGCAGACCGTGCTCCAGTGTTTGACCGTCAGACTTGGACAGGTGTTGAGCCGATGTCGGAAGGCACAAGGGCTGCATGGACTAGACCTCCACGTCCTACTAACCAAGCTCCTAGTATGGAGGGGTTACAGACTGGTGCTCCTCGTGAGGGTGATGCGGCTGGTGCTACACGCGCTAAGCCCTCAAGCATCTACGGTTCAGACCTTGCTCCGGGGATAGCTAACATGTCTCCCACTGAGCTGGCTATGCGCTCCACGATGATTGAGCCAGAGGAGGTTATGAAGATGATGCCTCCTTCAGTCAGAGCAGCAGAAGAGGCTAAGCACCCCTCAGGGTTGGCTGAGTACTTGAGTGAGGGTCAAGTGCGACTGAAGGAAATCTTGAAGGACAATAACAACATCGTAGAGTGGATGCTGGCTAAGAGTAGAGCTAGACGACCAATGAGCGAAGTGGATGCTGGAGCCTTTGCACCCTTCTATCATCAAGCTATGGCAGCTCGTGAGGTGGTGTTAGATAAGGCAGTGGCTCACCGTGCTGCTGGTGGTTCTTTTGAATCAGGTGAAGGTGCTCAGTTAGCGCAAGACTTATTGTACTATACTGGCATTGCCCTGTTTAAGAAGAATGAGGGCAGTAAGGCTGGTCGTGCCCTAAATGCTTTCCGGTTACTATCTGAGAAGGCGCGTAAGGGACAGACTGTTAAGAATATATTTCCGGGAGTGACTTGTTAATGGCAAAATTAGATAGTGAAGCATGTGCGATTGACCTTGACCAACTCCTCGACGCAAGAGAAAAGTATAAGAACATAGACCCTGA